CAGCCAATGCGACTTGATGGTTCAAAAAGCCGCCGCCAAAAACAGAGGTGAGCGTGTGCGCGGCAAGTCGATGGGATATGGTCGCCAAAAGGAAATTAGCGGTCACATAAGAAACCATTTGTCAGCAATGGATTTGCCGACAGGTCTGCTCATGAAAACAAAACTCGACAAGTTTACGGCGCAAACGGGGTATCAGATACGCACCCGGCTCGAAATGACTTGCACACCGCAGACCGCAAACAAAGTGATGAACACTGTTTCACTGATAATGCAAAACGCGATAGCAGAGGGATTGATCGAAAACAATCCTATGCGCGATGTGCAGTCGATTGCAGGCGGCGAAGAACGTGACGACTACACTCCGACACAAGACGAGTTAGTCAGCGTTGTGGACTGTGCCTCAGATAGATATAAGCCGATAATCTTATTCGCAGCCATGTCCGGTTTGCGCGTCAGCGAAATTATACCTCTGGAATGGAGCGACATTGAAGGCAGCATTTTGTCGATTAAAAGAGCGTGGCGCAATGGTCGAATGAAAGACACTAAAACCAAGCACGGGTTCAGGCGCATAAAACTGTCTGAGCAGGCTATGATAGTGCTACGCAATCACCAACAAATCTCAGGTCATCCAGTTTATGTTTTCCCCAACACTAAGGGCAAGCTGGACAGCGCGGATAATTGGCGCAATAGAGGCTTGTACCCAGCTTGCGACAGGGCCAGAGTTAAACGCTTTGGGTGGCACGGATTGCGTCGATTTTACATCAACTCTCTCTTGGACACCGATGCTCAGTTGGAGAAGGTGCAAAAGCTGGCCGGTCACGCACAAGGAAGCCCGGTCACTATGAAGCACTATCGTAAAGTTCGTGACGACGCCGTTCTGGTAGATGAACTGACAGTCAGCGTTGGACATTCTTTGAAACAGCCAACACCACCAGTAACCCCGAAATCAAAGGCTCGAAATGTTTGAATATATTTTTGTGGTTTTCGTTTCGACGACGATCAATAATTCCAGCAAGTACATTATCAAGGAAGCGAGCCACACTATCCATGCCGAAGAATGTTTGGAGTTAGCCGAAGAATTTAATTCAGTAGAACAGGTCGGCAGTCTGACATTTGCAGCCTGTATGCCCTTGCTTGATAAGTCTTCGCCTACGCCACTCGAATAAAGTTTGATAGCTGAGACTTTACTGGAACATTGACGATCACCTTGTTACAGGCTCCGCAAAAAACAGCATGAGACTTTTCGGGATACACCCGACCTCGCGTAAGTTGACCGCAGAAATCGCAGCTAACAAAATCTTTATAATAGCGTTTGTACTCGCTCATGTTTTGCCTCGTATTTTATCAATAGCTTTGACGGGATTGTAAGGCTCTTGATTAGCCTCAATAGCCAATGCCGCGTACCCAGCAATATCCACTAAACTGTCACGATGTTGCGCTGTCGAACTTAGCCGGGCGACTTTTGCAAGAATGAAGAATAGTGCGACATCTTCCCGGCTAAACTCGACGCCTTTATAAGCCTTCCACAACTCAGCAATCTTCTTAAAGTTTTCGCGCGATTCACCGTAGTTTTTACCGCGCTCATTAATCACATTCGATACTTCACGAAGCACAGAGGCCGCGCTAAACGGTTCGACAGTCATTTATCTCTTACCCTTTTTTTCTAAACGCTTACGCTTCAAAAGCGTATGCGGCATCGGCTTTTGCAGTTTTTGCGTATTTTCACGCGCCAATGCTGCGGCTTTTTCAATAACAAGTTTCTGTAAATTGTTCATTCTTCCCCCAAGGGCACGGAACCCCAGCCATCACAAGTGTCGCAAGTGTCATAATATGCGACCAACTCTCCACCAAAAACATAGTCAGGAACGCCGCGCTCATACTCACGCTGACCCTCGCCCTCGCAATCTTCACAGATTTTATGATTTTCAATAACAGACATAATAACCCCTTTGACCAAGTATTAGGGGCTAAAATATTCCTGTCAAGACTATTAGGTGTTTAACATATTCCTCACGCCGCAAACGCTATGGATACATTCTACGTCCTCAATGCAAAGGTGACTTTCCTTTTCAGGTGAATATTGCTTCACAACAAATTTTTCATCTGTCTTTGCGACTAGGTGCCTGCAAATGGCAAAAACCTCGCCATCGGCCTTCAAGTGAATAATAACATCGTCACCGTCTTTACATTCAATACAAGGACTGGCGTACAAGATTTCGCCCTTACGAAATCGTGGCTCCATTTCGGTGCCTCTTTGCACCATTGCATAAGCTTCATCATCTTCAATGAGCCAAGGGGGTCTTTGAGTCATGGTTTCTCCGAATTTTCCTTTAACAATTTTTACTGGCGTTTCAGAAAAATTCATTGCTGGGGAGTTATCGAACAAACCGATCATAGGTAGATTGGTTTTCATCGAAGACACTACAATTCTGCGCTGGGCCACTTCCATTGCGCGTGTGTCTGTCGAAGCTGTTTCGTCTATAAACTCTCTAACATCACAGCCTAAAACCTCTGCTAGTCGCCTCAATTTATCCGATGCCGGGTTTAATAAAGTACCTCGCTCGATTTTGCTAACTATGCTTTGGGAAACACCCGCCGCCCTTGCTAATTCTTCTTGGGACATATTGGCGTTTGTTCGTACATAATTAAGACGAGAATACATAAATTACCTTGCTTATTTTTCTTATTACTATTTGCTTATAATTCCTTTTATGCCAGCCGTGCATATTAGTAAACAATTATTATTAGTCTTGACGAAAATTTTATTTGACCACGCTTGCAAATCCTCATAGTAATCGTGCATAGTCATGCTATGAATAATTTGATTACTGAGATGAGCAGATGCACCTATCCGAATATTTAATCGAAAACAATCTTACGCAACAGAACTTTGCCGACATGCTGAATGTCAGCCAGCCCACAGTTAGCAAGTGGCTTCAGGGGCTAACTCGACCAAGCTGGGAAGTGATTAAGTTAATCACAGAGGAAACAGAGGGCGCGGTTACAGCAAATGATTTTCTGGTTCTGCCGTACATGGACGAAACTGGATGATTCTTGGCATTGATCCCGGCGCGTCAGGCGCATTGGCATTTTTCGACATCGCAAAAGGTGTTTTGGATGTACACAATATGCCCGTGGTCGAAGTAAAGCGCGGCGGCAAAGGCAAGCGCGAAGTCAGCCCCCAAATGTTGAAAGCCATCATCGGTGCGCGACAAGTGGACAGCGCATTTCTTGAAAAGGTCGGAGCGATGCCGGGTCAAGGCGTTAGCAGCATGTTCCAGTTTGGCAGATCGGTTGGCATGGTAGAGGGTGTTTTGGCGGCTTTGGATATACCGACCAGCTACGTCACGCCTCAAGTGTGGCAGAAATCGGTGAGCGCACGGGGCGGCAAGGATGCCAGTCGTGCAAGGGCGGCAGAGCTATATCCGGCTTACGCCGCAAACTTTCAACTTAAAAAAGACAATGGCAAAGCAGACGCCGCGCTGATTGCTTGGTTTGGAGCGCAGCAATGAACGGATTTGAAAGACATGCTAGCGCATTTCAAAGCAAAGCAAACCCAAACGTGCATCTTAGCGCATCGACGTTTGCGTTAATAGTAAACGCGCCCGACGTTTTCGTAGCGGAAAAACTCTACGGCAAGCGCGGCCCAATGGGGCCAGCACCGTGGCGAGGAATTGTTATCGAAGATGCTGTTTCCAGTGTACTGCAAGGGGGCAGTCACGAAGACGCAGTAGAAAAGGCACTGGAAACTTTCGACAAGAAAATGTTGTTTGGCGATGAAGCGACAGCCAAAGAACGCGCGATGATTGAGCCTTCTGTCGAACTGACCCTTGAAGCGTTGAAGCCCTACGGTGAACCAGAGTTTGCAGAGGGTGGGAAGCAACAGGCTATTAGTCTTAAATGTAAGACAGACGATTGGACTATACCGTTTGTCGGGTATCTCGACTTTGTATTTCCGAAGCACGGCCTGATTATTGACCTTAAAACAACAGGTCGGATGCCTGGCGTAATGAGCCGAACACACCAAGTCCAAAGAGCTATTTACGAGCGCAGCAGTGGCAACATGGCCTGCAAGTTCTTGTACGTCACTCCCAAGAAATTCGAGTTTAAGGAAGACGGTGATGTCAAAGAAACGCTGGAATATGTGAAGACAATGACCATTCGCGCCGAAGCATTTTTGAATCAGGGCGATAGAGAGCATTTAAGGCAGATTGTACCAGTTAACCCCGAAAGTTTTTACTGGCGGGGCAATGAAGATGCGCGTCGTGAATTGTACGGCGTGTAACCGTGGCAGACGGTTTCTGTCAATCAAGTAGTCAAGTAGTCAAGGAGAAATAGACCATGTTTGACATAGATACAGGTAGTGGTGGATCGGGTAGCACTGGCCCGTGGATTAACTGGCATAGTAAGGAAAGCAACGACGGAGCGATTGCTGGTCGTAGCTTTAGCTTGCGTGATGATGAAGGCCGCAAGGTTTTCAAAGGATTTGATAAGGGCGTTATTTTTGACATCGACAATATGAAGTTAGGCTGGTCGTTTTCGACGGGTGCCGTTGGCTCACCGCCAGAATGGAAATGGAACCCTAGCTTGTCGCAGTTCCTACCATCACCCGGCGCAGAATGGAAACGTGGGTTTTCCATTCCGATTGCTACCAAAAAGGGCAATGTGGCGTTGTGGGAGCAAGCTGCGGCTGGGGCTTACCAAGGCTTTGAAAAGCTGGTGCCGCAGTTGCGTGAGCGGGAAGGCGCAAAGCTGCCAGTGGTAAAGATCGACGGTTATGAAACCATCCAAGGTAAACGAGGCTCGTTCAACGTGCCGAACCTGAAGGTGGAAAGCTGGGTTGATCGGCCTGAAGCATTTAAGGAAACGATTGCGACAGAGCCAGAACCCGCAAAATCGGCACCCGCCGATGAGCCGGATGACGACGACGCATTTTAATTAGTTTGCCGCTTAACCCTTTGGCGGCAGGGGGCGTGGGGACGATACTCCCAGTTCAGACCTACGCCCCTATTCTAAAGGCACACCAATGACTAATGTACTTAAAGCCTCAGTAAACGCCGACCTTGAGCAAGCAGAGGCTCACATAACAAAGCTATTTTCCCCCTTCGACGGTGTATATGAGGGCAAGGTCGAGATACGCTGCCTACACGCCGAAACGAATGTCGCTGTCAGCCAGAACTTTCATTTTAGTGAGCTTGCCGAAGCCGCCAAATACGCAATAGACATGAACACCGACTACAACATATATGTCGGCGTAAACCCGCGCTCCAAGGACACGAAGGGCGCAGCCAAAGCAAAGGCGATAGAGGTTTGCCACTTCCAATTTGTTGATGCCGATGACAGTGAATCAGTCAAAAAGATAAAGAACTCGCCAATAAAACCGACTTTTGTTGTAGAAACAGGCCGCAACCCTGTGCAGCGTGTTCACGCATATTGGCAACTCGAAGACCCCAGCCGGAACATAAAGGCTTGGAGTGAGCAGCAGTCAATTTTAGCCGATTATTTCGGGGGCGACAGAGTGATCGACCCGCCAAGGATTATGAGGCTTGCCGGGACAGTAAATCATCCGTCAGAAAAGAAACGCGCCAGAGGCTATACAACAGAGCGAACCCGGTTAATCGACAAAGCGCGTCAGCCCGTAAATGCGGCGGAAATGTGGCAAGCGTTTGGCAAGGCACCGCAACAGGACTTCGAGATAGACACAGGCGCAACGCGCAAGTCAGAAAAGCAAATACGAGAACTGCTAGACAAATGCGTTGACGGAAGCTGGTGGAACTCCATGCGAGATTTGACAGCAACATTGGTTAGCCAGGGGTGGTCGGACTGGCAGATAAAAGGCTTTGTCAGTGAAAATGCCGACGGTGGCTTCGATGACCCAGAGGTGCAGGCATTTATTAATCAGTGGCGCAGCAAACAGGACATTCCCGACCCGCACAATAAGGAAGGACAGCCCCTACCAGACAAACAAGGCGAACCGTTAGAGATCGTCTGGGCAAGCTCACTTCATACTGTGCAAACGGAGTGCTTTGATTTCGTCGAGGACTTGCTAACCGATGGCGGTATGTCGGTATTATATGGCGACAGTAATACAGGAAAAACATTCTTTGCCAGTGACCTTGCTTTTCATGTGGCGCAGGGGAAGGAGTGGCGCAGCAAGGCAGTAGAGCGTGGCGGCGTGATATATCTGGCATTGGAAGGTGCCAGAGGCATCGACCATCGCATTATTGCTTACTTAAAACACAATGAAATTACCGAAAATATCCCCTTTGGGCGCGTCAGTAGCACGATAGACCTATGTAACTCAGAAACCGACGCTACAAGGCTCATAGAAGCCATTACAGAGGCGGCAGATAGGCTTTCGGTGCCTGTACGCCTGATTGTGGTGGACACCCTTTCT